ACCGGGTTGACCTTTTTGACCCCCGGCACCTTGTCCACCTTTTTCACCTTTTTGACCGCCAGCACCGGGTTGACCTTTTTCACCTCCGTCACCCGGCTGACCTTTTTGACCCCCATCGCCCGGTCCGCCTTTAACACCTTTTTGACCGCCAGCTCCTTTATCTCCTTTGTCTCCTTGTAAAAAACCGCTAACTGTCCATTCTGAACGAGGTGCTTGAGTTAACCCAGGAACAACAGCGCTAGCTATAAAAAATACATTTAATCCTGCAGAAGTTGTATACCAGTTTGTTAATGTTCCATCTGCTTGAGTAATTTGGAATGCACCACTTACTGCTGTTGATCCACCATTTAAGTCTGGAGCAATTGGAGAATTGCTTATACCAACTGATGCATTATTATTTAAATTATCATTTGCTAAACCTGCATAGTAAATAATTATTACATCTTCGCCGGGATCACCTTTAACACCTGTTACTCCTTTTGGTCCTGTATCTCCTTTGGCTCCTTTATCGCCTATATCTCCTGGGCCGCCTGTCCCTCCTTTTTGTCCTTGATCTCCAGTTACACCTTTAGTCCCTTGGTCACCTTTTTGCCCAACAGCACCTTCTAAACCTTTTTCACCGAGAATACCTTTATCACCTTGATCACCTTTTTGCCCAACAGCACCTTCTAAACCTTTTTCACCGAGAATACCTTTATCACCTTGATCACCTTTTTGACCACCTTCACCCTTTAAGCCTTTTTCACCAGCGTCACCTTTCTGGCCTTGATCACCTTTTTGACCGCCTTCACCCTTTAAGCCTTTTTCACCGGTGTCACCCTTCTGACCTTGATCACCTTTTTGACCAACCTCACCCTTTAAGCCTTTTTCACCCTTTAAGCCTTTATCACCCTGATCTCCTACTTCTCCTTTACCTGCAGTAAATAGAAGCATAGAGTAAGTTCCTCCAGTATTTTTTACCTCTGCAAGTATGGCATCAAATTCTAAACGAACATCTAAACTTTGTTTCCTAGCTTCTTGTCCACTAAAAGTTCTTGTAAAAGCATTTTTTACTGTTAGGGATGTGTTACTTTCTACACTTATAATTTCTCTATATTCTGAATTTGCAGCGTAAGTATTACCTGTATTAGTTGTTACAAGAATAAATCCGCCGGGATAAAAATCTGTAGAAAAAGAAGTACCACTACCTGTAACAGTATTTGAGCCAGATGTTGCACTTACAGTTCCTGATACTGTAGTTAGACCTAAATTACTTGCACCTAACTCTCTTATATATGAAAAATTATTTTTATTTCCATTTACATCAGTCTGTGTATTATCAATTAGAATTTCTACAGCTTTCCAAGGGTCTGCAGTATCACTAGCATCAAAAAATACATAACCAGTATTGCCTGCTGAGAGAGCGGAAAAAGATTGTGTAGTTTGATTAGTGGTTCCTCCCCCTATTTGAAAATCAATACCACTGGGAGGTTCATATATGTAATCAACTCTATTTAAATTAAATAATCCTGTTGAAGCATCTATAGATGCAGGGGCAGACAATGCTCCTCCTCTGCCCAATCTTGCTATACGAGTAACCGCCGGAGAAATTGTAGAAATTCTTGTATTAACTTCTGTAAACGGCGAAAAATTTCCAAGAAGATTTACTGCACGAACTTTTACAATATAATCTCCAGCATTAACATTATTTATAGAAAAAGTATTAGAACTTCCAGAAATATTTGTTATTTTAGTAAAAGTATTATTTTTTCCATCATCTGTTAAGTTATGATGTATCTCAAAACTAGAAAGATATCTGTAAGGAACTTGTGTAGTATTTCCTGCTGTATCTGTTATTGTCTCTAAAGGAGTTGACCAAGAAACTTGTACTTTTACTCCTGTTCCTCTACCATCTACAGTGCTAGCACTAGTAGTAACTTGTTCTACTACAACTGTGGATGGAGCAGGAACAGTATCATCTGCTTGAGGCAAGGGAGTATAATTAGTAGTTTCAACTGGAAGATCTTCATCTATTTCATCATATTTTTCTGGATTATATTCACTCGCAGTAAAGTCTATTCCGTCTTCTTGGGGAGACATTGCTAAAACTCTATATTGTTTTAGCTCATCCGTATTTGCTTCATCATCCCTACTAATTGCCCATATTGTATCTTGTTGAGGAGTAGATGAAAATTGTCCATTTACTGTAATTGTGCTTGCACTTGTTCCACTATTTGTAATATCTTTTAGTTCTACTCGAGAATTTTTAGAAAATTGAGTTAATACAGCATTTCCAGAATCATCTACCAAATTTGCTGCGGCAGTATCTGTTACAATAGGATTTGCACTTGCATCTTCTAAAAGAAGCATGCCTCTTGTATAACTTTGACTATTTATTGTAGCGGATTCTTGTGCTAAGTAAACTGCGGGTTCAGTAAATATTAAATAAAGCCTACAATCAGCTAAGTTTGCTCCTCCGGGAGCAGTTACAGTTCTATCAAGAACAATTGAATGGTTTCCTCCAGAAACTGTAGAACCACTACTAACTCTTCCGCTTGCTTCAAAATTATATTGTCTTTTGTCCTGAACATTTATAATATCACCCGGACGCACAAATAAAGCATTTAAACCTGTTTTAAAACTAACAATCTCTGTTTCTGTTTCTGCACTTTTTAAATGCCACTCGGCAAGTCTTCTTGCCTGTCCTTCTGAGGTACAGCCATATGCAACTACATTGCGAGGTAAAATTCTACCACTTGCTTTTTGAATAGCAGCAGTATTTTCAACAGTTAAAACCGTTTGTTTATAAAACTCTAAAGGGTTATTCCAAGTTACATTTACTTGATTTACTCTTGCTTTTTCTCCAGTATATGTATATGAAAATACTCCATTTTCAACATTTCCCGTAGTAAAAGTATAAATAGCTTCTTTAGGACTATCCTGTACTGTTACCATTTCTCCGTTTATCCAGTATAGCATTGAACGAAATACACTAGATAAATCTTTTATTACTTTATAAGCCTCTGTCTGAGAAGGAATATATACATTACATGTAAAACGAGGTTCTTGTCCTCCCTTACCATCTGGAACGAGTTCATCACAATATCTTGCAATTTGATATAATGAATATTTATCTATATCGCTTTCTTGTATAAACTCGCCAATTCCATTCTCAGGGTCAGTAAGAATATCATAAAAAATCCAAGCAGGATTATTTGTATATACCTTTTTAATATTAGCAGAAGAGCCAGAAGCAGGGTCCCCCCTAAAACTTCCATCCCATGTTTGATACGTTCCTGTATCGGAGCCGTTTGTTATATGCCGAGTATATTTAGCTTGATTAGAACCGGCTTCATCTCTGGTAATATAGTTTGAGGGTACTTTTACTTTCTTACCTTTTATATGATACGCGCGAGCGGGTGCATTACTAAAATCTTCTGCTGAGTATGTTACAACTCCATATGCACTTGTAGGATAACTAAATTTATCAAAAATACCTGCCTCTACAGTTTTAACTATGGCTCGACCTACAAAAGTTGTTCGTCCGTCTTGAGAGGTATCTCCATTATAATCTTCTGCGGCATCTGGAGTAATCCTTCTTATTTCTACTTCCCAGTCATGAAGAGGCTGAAAATCTCGCAAATTAATTTGAAACTCTTGAATAAAACTACCAGATTGATTTTCTCGAACAATTGTTCCACTTCCAGTACGATTAAAAGTACTATATTGAGAACCATAATAGGACTGTGCAAAAGCTTGCGCAACTTGATCTTGATAGTCTACATTACTACCATTACCAAGCAACCAAGCATGCAAACCTACATTTGTACCGTCTCTAACTTGAGAATTTGCTGTATTTTTTAGAGAGTCTATATAATCAGAACCTCCATAGTTATTTCCATGGATAAGTCTAGTTTTAAAAGAGTTCTCAGAGGGATCTTGCTTATAGCGTAAAATTATTTGAAATTCTGCACCTGCTTTACCATCATTTCCTTTTGGGCTTTTATAGACTAAACCTCCAGGAAATTCAATATTTATTTTAAGTACATCAACTTCTTCTTTAGAACCTTGAGTAAAATTAAAAGACGACGCAGTGATAAAGGTAGCTGCAGAATTTCCTCCAACACTTATACCCCCTGTTCCTGTAAACCACTTTAATTCTGCTCCAGACGCAACTATAAAAGAAGAAGAGGGAGTCCCATAAAAAGAAACTCTATTTATAGGAGTTTGATACCTAGTGCCCCTTTTAATATACGCATAGGTGCCTGCAAAATTTAATACATCTTTTGAGCTTCTATACTCTCCCTGTGCTTGGGACATCATGGAAGGAACTTGAGTAACATTTCGAGTTACTGAAGTTGCAAGAGTTGCTGTGTTTGCATCTGTAATTGAAGCTATTTTATGTACGGTATCTATTTCAAATGTTCTAGTAGAAGATGCAGACAAAGTAGTAGAAAATGGAGGGCTTACAAATACAAAATCTCCGTAAGTAGGGTGTGTTCCTACATTTGTAATAACTCCTACATATTCCTCTCCGTTTACTCCTGCTCCAGGTATACGAATTCTAGTTGATACATCTAAGTCAATATTGTTCGGATTTTCTGTACCTGGCTCCACTGTAAAAGAAGAGTTAATTATACCAGAAGGAAGATATACTGATCTACTTCCAGCATAAACTTTATACTGACTATTAAAAGCAGGTATCGTATTTAAGTTACCTGTGGGCCCGGCACCTTTTGCCAGAAGATATCTATCTCCAAAAGCTAGGTTTACTCCATTAAATAGGTTGTTCGCAGAACTTACAGCAGTACCACTAATACTAACTTTACCTGCTCGCATTCTACGATCATTATATTTATCTTTATCTAATACTGATATTCCATTTAAATAAACACCGGATAATCCTCCGACTATTCCTTTTATTTCTCCAGCAGAAATTAAATCAGTTATGACTCCATACTGATTTTCAGTAATTGGTATTATGGGCTTAGTAGCTGACTGTAATTCAGTATCCGCACTTTCAGACTGTCCATGCATTGTCATTTATGCTACCTCCGTTTCAGTCCAATCATTGTCATAGACATTATCTACATCATTCTCATTATTATCGTAAGTACCATTATCATCAGTATTATTTTGATGATCTCCAGCAGTAATATCAACGGTGGCTGTAGAACTACTTGTATTTCTACTGAAACTTGGATCTGAGATATAAATAGGAGTGCTTGAAAAAGATACTCCTATTGGGGCACCTCCTACAATAAGTTCTCCGTAAGCAATAGGGACAGGCATCCCCTGTGACATAGTATTTACGGGACCTTGAAATAAAAAGTTTCTATTCTGTTCTGTGCCATCTACTTCAGGCCCAGGCATCATCATTTCACTAATTCCTGCTGTAATAAGACTAATTCCAACTAAAGCCATTGCTTGTAATCCGAAACTTCCTGCAATATTTGCACCAACAGCAGCCCAACTAAAAGAGGCACCCCCTGTAGGTAGTGCTAAAATTACAGCAGTAACTACAAGAATAGCCCCCACAATTACTTTTCCTGCTTTACCTGCTCCTGCAGGAAGTTCTGTAATTATAATATCTTCTTCACCTATAGAAAGAAAAAGCTCCTCCGCATCTATAAACTCTTTTCCTCTCATAATTTGATAATCAATTCCTGCTTCTGCAGAATTAATTAAATGCTTTCTAAATCCCGGAGTTTGACATTCAATAAGGCGTATAATTTCAGCAATAGTATTACACGAAGTCTGCCACTTCTCTCCAAATTTAGCAATTTCTCCATTTAAATAAACTGTTTGCATCTATAATATCCTACTATATTTTTTCGCCATATTGGAGAGTATAGAGACTCTCTACAAGAAAGTCTATCCTCAGCATGGTGCATAAACATTCCCTCACCAAGATATACTCCACAATGATTTGGTACTCCTCCCATAACTTGAAACATAATCCCATCATGTAGTTGGGGCTCTTCTACTTTTACAAATCCAAAAGATTCATATAAGTCACCAAAATAATTTAAATCCTTTTCCCACCAATCATACTCAAATTCTAGCATTGGCAGTTCTATATCTAATTCTTGTCTATAATAATCTCTTACTAGAGACCAACAATCATTTTTTCCAAATTCGTAAACTCTTCCAAGCAAAGGATTACTTAATTTTTTAGGAGTATACACATATTTTTCTGCATCTGGTAAAGAGTAAATTATATATGGTATTCCTAAATGATCACTTGCTTTTTTATCTGCCTCACTTGGCTCACAAGATATATCAGGATGACTATGAACAATTGCATATATATCTCCACTTAATCTTGCTTTTACATACTCTTTGGGATCTATTTGGAAAGTTTCTTTTTTATCATCTGCAATATTATCACAAACTTTCCAAACTATTTTTCCTCTTTTATTTATTAATAAACCACACCCCTCCTCCGGATAAACGTTAAATAAATCATTTATTATATCTTTATCTTCTTTGCTTAGCACTTGGAAAACCTCCAAAGGGTAAAGGGGTATCTGACACTGTAACTAGTGATATTCCTCCAGAAATAGAGGCATGCTGTTGTGCATGAAATCTGAGTCTACAAGACTTTATTTTCTTTCCACATATATCGCCTTCTGTCCAATTATCACCTACTACAAAAGCTCCGTGCGCTCCAGCACTCTGACTTCTCTTTGTAACTTGCCATAATCTTCCAACCCTAAGAACATATGCATTAAATTTAGGGTCAGTAAAACCAAAATAAGTTGTACTGGAACTATAAGCATTAAAAACCCTTACTCGTCTCCAGTTTATATTTGTATCGGAAGGAGCTTGGCTTGTATTTGTTAGACATTGCCAATAATTTAATCCACCACTTCCTAAAGCAACTATTGCTCCTGTAGAAGATATATAATTTAAGCCTGAGTTTTGAGTTTTATAATAATTACCTGCTGTTGCAGAGCTTGAAAAAGTAGTAAAAGAAATTGTATCAGGTACTATATATTCATCATATCTATTCATAAAAACAGATGTTGTATCTACAGAGCTTCCTGTATTGTGAGTGGGAGAAGTTTTTTCATCCCAATTACACCCACCTATTCTATTTTGAATAGCAGTAGATTTTCTTGCTCCTTTATATTTAAAAGGACAACTGCCTCCTATTACTTGTCTTTTTGGTAGACTAATACCAGAAAGATCAAAAGGAGCAGCTAGTTCAAAAGTAACTTGAAGAATATCTCGTGATTTTACTCTATCAATAATATAAACTATTTTTGGAAATTCTGTAGGAGGATTAGTATCACCAACATTACCTACTAAATACTTTTCTAGAGTTGTTCTTTTTGTAAGTCTTTCTCCTGTTAGATCTTCTGGATCTATTCCACCAATTGCATTTGTTAAAATATTTCCTACATTTCCTATGCTTAGTTCTGGGCGAGAATGTGCTCCGTCTGTAGTTACGTCAAATCCTTCTGCTTGCATAGGTATTGCAGTATATGTTCTAGCAAATCCTCCACTATCTCTAAATTGTATAGAGTTAAGATCATCATCAAGTCCTGCAAAAAATCGTGCAACAGAGCCCCCAGGCAGAGTTACCTCATACAACTCTATAAGGGCTGATCCAGGATCTTGTCTCTGAATGTCCTTGTCTATAGTTGTCATGCTTCATAAACCCTTCTAAAAGTTGCCGTACAAGAATAAAAATCATCATAAGAATATGTTTGATTAAAATCTTCACAAACTACTTTTACAGTTTTTTCTCCTCCTCCAACATTTGAATCGGGATAAGTAAAATTAAAAGCAGTTGTTCCCCCTTTATTTATAAAAAAGGCAATTATATCATCAATATCTGCTTTTGGACGATTATTAAAAGATACAGAAAAAGTATGATTTATATTATTTATACCT